AGGCTGAGGATGCCAGTGTCGCCTCCGTGCTCGAGAGAAAACAGGTGCTCACTGAGATTACCCGAACTGTCCCATCACAGGTCATGGACATCGCTATTGGGGGGAGAGATACAGAAATCAAACCTGAAGCCCTTAATTCTCATGCTGTCTCTTATATCCGTACAGAACAGCTCGCTCACCCGGGGATGCCGGTGCGGATAACTAGGGTGGGCCTGGTTGATAAGGTTAAGGCTATCGACCTGCTGAACAAGATGGAAAGCATCTACTCCGACCAGCCCCAAGTCAATGTCGACAACCGCAAGATAGAGATATATGTCAACTCTGAGAAGGGCAAGGAGCTGACCGCAAGGATTACCGCCGGTGAAGGGACACAAAAGTAGCCACCTGTCAGCCGAAGGTAACGAATTCTGACCCTGCTGGCAAGTAAATGGACTAATCTATGGAGATAAAGACCACAAATATATATGAACAGAACGCCGAGGCATGGTTATCTGACAAGCGGCGAGCTCTCAACGAAGGGGGAACTGCATCTAGTAAGACTTGGTCTATCCTTCAGCTCCTAATCCTGATAGCGCAGCACGCCAAGAGCCCTATCTTAATCTCAGTAGTGAGTGAGTCCCTGCCCCACCTTAAGAGGGGAGCGGTAAGGGACTTCTTTCGTATACTGGACGAGTCGCCGGACAACAACCCGCGCTACAACAAGACCGAGCAGTTCTATAACTTCGGAAATGGGCGGATAGAGTTCTTTGGCGCTGATGAGTCCGATAAGGTAAGGGGACCACGGCGTGATATCTTATTCCTCAATGAAGCCAATAATATCCCCTGGGAGACGGCCCGGGGGTTAGACATCAGGACGACCAAGTTTACCTTTGCTGATTGGAACCCAGTCTCGGAATTCTGGGCGCACGAGTTCTGGATAGGGCAACCCGAAAATGTCTACATCCATTCCACCTACCAAGTAGCCCTTGAAGTCCTCCCGCCGGAAGTCATAGCCAACATCGAATCGAACAAGGACAAGGACCCGAACTGGTGGAATGTCTACGGGCTGGGCTTGATAGGGAAGATAGAGGGGCTAGTCTATCCCTATTTTGAACAGGTTGATGAGCTTCCGATGGGAGAGGTCTTTTACGGGCTGGACTTTGGCTTTGCCGCTGACCCTACGGTGCTGGTCAAGAATGTCGTGTTAGGTGACAAGCTCTACTCTCAAGAGATGTTCTACGACCGGACGGGGTTGACCAATGACCAGATAGCCAGGGGGTTGAGTCTTGCGGGGGTAAAAAACGAGCCGATTTACCCTGACCCCAACGAACCCAAGAGCGCTGAAGAGATACGCGTATTAAACTTCAATGTCGGGGAGTCAGTGAAGGGCAAGGGGAGCGTTGAGTTCGGTATCCAGAAGGTCAACCAATATTACCAGTATTGGACAAAGGATAGTATAAATTGCATCAAGGAGCAGCGGAACTTCAGGTTTATCAAGGATAGGACCACCGGGGAGTTTACAGATAGAACTACGCATACCTGGTCCCACGGGATGGATGCCCGGAGATACGCGGTTGCTTCTCATATCTTTAACAGGAGCAAGGGTAAGATACCGGTGACTCACCACGGCTAGGAGATAGTTATGCCGTACGGAATTAAGAATGAAACCCCGAAGCAGACCCGCTGGATGGAGCACTGTGTTAGCGGTATCCAAGGTAATAACAAGAGGACGGGCAAGCCCTATACCGAGGGGGAGAAGATTGCCATCTGCAAGTCCCAGCTCCAGACCCAGAGTTGGCTCAAGGCAGTAGATTAAGGGAGAGAGAGCTATGTACAAAGACCCTGCAGCTATTACCAAGATGGTGGATGATAAGGACAAGGAACTAAAAGACCTAAAGGACAGGTTTGAGTACGACTATAATAAGCTGTGGCGACTCCCTGAATATCAACTTGGGAAGAAGGAGGATTACGACATCTATACCTCCAACCTTCCGAGGAACCTGGCTAATAAGATAATTGAAATTCTGGGCTATGCTCCTCTCCAAATCTCTATACCACAGGAAAATGATGACGAGAAAGAGCGAGAGGCAAAGGCTGCCGGCGAGAGATTGATTTACGGCGCCCTGAATATTGCGGATGAGAGATTACGGGGAACGGTTCAGCCTACAATTCAGGAGCAGCTGGCTTTCTATGCCGTCTTGAGGGGTTGGGTTGTTCTCAGGTGTTATCTCCATGTTGAGAAAGAGGGTGGGGAGACCATTCCCGATATCGTTGCCTGGGACCCGTTGAATGTCGTCTGGGATGTCGGCTCCTCTGGAAAGATATGGGTCTGTCATAAGAGGCCAATAACAGCAGGGCAGGCGAAGTCCGAGTATGGGGCGAGTATGTGGGAGAAGTTTAAGAGCCTGTTTCAGGGGAAGTCCTCAAAGCCCGTGTTGTATGATTTCTGGGATGAGGAAGGTTATCAAGTAATTCATAAGGGTGAGAATGTACTTGGTCCCGAGACGCACGGGTTGGGCTATATCCCCGTTTTTGTTGGCATGGTTGGGCCTGCGCCCTTTATCCAATCTGGAGAAGCCACTGATACAATAAAGGATTTTGGAGAATCTGTCTACGGCCCCGAGAGGGGTATATTCCCAGTCATAAATAAAATAATGACCTACCGTCTAACTCTCCTCGGGCAGGGAGTGCATCCCCCATTGGGTATCTACTCTAGGGATGGGCAGAAACCCTTCCAAGAGAGCCCATACAGAAAAGGCGATAACGTACACTTTTCCACTGATAACAAGGAAGATGCCAAGCCCTTATTTACCCCTACTATACCCAGTGATGCCGCGAGCTTCCAGAACGATGTCCAGAGGGAAACGATGATGGGCGGCGCTCTCCCCTTACTCTGGGGTGTGGATGAACCCGGGGGGTCGGGATACAGGGCTAATCTCTTGACTCACGCTGCATCAACTACCCTCTTGCCCCGGCAGAGGTTGATGGAAAATGCCCTTGAATGGGGGGGGAGAGAGATACTAGCCCAATATAAAGGAGGCGGTTTCGGGAAGTTAAGGGTACGGGGGCATGACGGGAAAGGGAAATCCTTTGATACAGAGTTGTCACCTGGGAATATAGAAGCTGACTGGTTCCCTGAAGCTAAGCTATCACCGCAATTACCACAGGATGAGGCTGGGCTCTACGCTATGATGGAGGCTGCCGTCCGGTCGAGGATACATTCTAGGGAAACAGCGATGGATAAGGTCGGGATACAGGATATTGAGGCGGAAAAGGGGCGGATTAGCCGAGAAGATGCCGATGACATCCCCTCTATAAGGGTTCGAAAGATAATGAAGGAGCTTACGGATGACGGCCGGCCTGATTTAGCCAGACAGGTCTTTCAGGAATATCTTAAAGCTCTAGGTCTACAACCTGGGGGCGGAACTACCCAAACTCAAGGGATGCCCTCCAATGTATTACCCCCGGCCGAGACACAGGCAACCCATCTCTCGCCGGAACAGATAAAGGATATGTCGGAGGATTTGAAATTAAAGACTCTAGGTCTGGAGAGGGGGAAGTAAATGGAAACGTCACCTATGGGAACGGGACTGGCAGGGATGCTCGCTGGTATTCCTGGGGTAAGGGGTAAGGAGGAACTTGCTTCTAGGGCCTGGCTTGAGGACATTGGGAATCTGGCAGAGGCTGGGCTATTGGATGCCGATGCGATAGCCTGGTTGACATCCCTGGCTGACATAGGGGAGTGGTATGTACCCGGCGCGGGAACTCAGGATGTTGGGGAGTGGGTAGGCTTTTTGTCTACGCCACAGGGTAAAGATTGGTGGGGTTCACTCTCAGCGAGGGACAAAGCCGGTCTACAGCCAGACTATACCGAGGATGCGCTCAGGGCTGTAGAGTGGAACGATGCCGGAGAACCGATAAGATTTACCCCTGTAGGTGGTAAGCCTGGGATACAGGGGGCAGCGCAACAAGGCTCTTCGAAAGAGAACCCTATACTAGCCCTACCCTGGCTGGGGAAACCGGCAGCGTCTTTACCCAGTGAGAAGGCGAAATACGGAGTACCTTCAGGCGGCGGTACTGGACAACCTGGGAAGGAAGAACGAGAAAGGCAGCTTATTAAAGTTCGTGAAAGTCAAAGACGGAATCCCTTGAGCATTTTCAGGGAGAGCCCTGAAACATATGACGAGACCCGGAGGGTGGCTCCCCAAACGAGATGGCTATTATTTTAAGTAAGGTTAAGAATGTCAAACGGTGATAGAAAAAGAAGCCCGGAGTATGAGATAGCCGAAGACCTGATAAAGAACGATGAGGCTGTATTCGGCAAGCCGGATGAATTAGAGGTCAAACTCTCTGACCCCGGATATATTGCCTCTTTGCCCTACAGGAGCAGGCGGTATCTTGCTGTACACGGGAAAGATGAGTGGTTACTCTGGGAGAAAAAACGCTTGGCTGAAGAGAAGGCCCTGAAGGGGAAACCGTCAACAAGGACACCTGCGACTTGGCTTCCACACGCGACATCTCCCTTTACCCAGGAGACAGAGACGGGCTATGAACAGGGCTTTATAACGCCTGACTCTAGGGTTTGGCTTGGTGGGGAGGAAGTAGGACGGATAAGCCCTGAAACTGGGGAGTTTGTGAAGAGAGAACCGT